TTGTCCCAACCGACGACAACACCATCTTTGGCGATTACAATGTCGCGGGGGGTACGGTCCCGGCTTCGGCTGAAGGCAGTATTAATTGGGTGGCTGACACAATGCTCCCCGGCGATAAGGTCGAGGTTTTTTGTGATGGCACAAATTGGTATGTCAGCGGCGGCGCGGCGGCTTCGGGGGCAATTACGTTTACGACTTAAATGGGAGCGGTAGATGACCGATGCGGTAAGCATCTGTAACCTCGCTCTGCAACGGGTTGGCGCAAAATCTATATCCACTCTAACGGAAGATACTACTGCCGCCCGTGCCTGTAATCGTGTTTATGAACAGGCCCGTGACAGCGAGTTACGCGCACACTCTTGGGCGTTTGCGAGGGAGCGAGTACAGGTTGCGGCTGATAGTACAGACCCCACGTTCGGGGCGGCGAGGCGATATGCTTTGCCGTCTGATAGTTTGAGGATACTCCCGACGAACGGGGTGGATGGTACGGATACCCAGGATGATTTTGAAATATTTGGGAAGTTTATTCATACCGATCACAGCACACCTATTAACCTGAACTATATCAAACGTATCACCGATGAGAATACGTTTGACTCTTTGTTCGTGGAACTCTTGATCGCCCGTGTTGCTATGGACGTTTCAGAGAAGGTAACGCAATCGAACAAGAAAAAGGATGACGCCCGACTTCATTACAAAGAGGTTCAAAAAGAGGCACGGCGGATTAATGCATTTGAACGCCCCCCACAAAAACCGCCCGTGGATACTTGGATAAATGCGAGGCTTTAAGTGGCAAAAGTCTCAGCAATCCAAAACAATTTCAACGGTGGGGAAATTTCGTCGCTCTTGTACGGGCGTCCCGATGTAGACCGTTATAAGACAGGTCTGAAGACCTGTTTAAACTTCATCCCACTTGTCCAAGGCCCGGTTGAGCGGCGTCCTGGGACGGTCTTCATTAAGGAAGTAAAGACCAGTTCCGTGAAGACCCGTCTTGTTCGTTTTGAATTTTCCACTACGCAAGCCTATATCCTTGAATTTGGAAATCTCTATATCCGGTTCTACAAGGACAACGGGGTAATTCTTTCATCCACTTCCACCGTTTCAGGTGCGACCCGTGCTAATCCGGTTGTCGTGACGGATACGGGGCATGGTTATGTTAACGGCAACGAGATTTTTATTACTGCCGTTGTCGGAATGACGGAACTGAATGACAAGCATTATCTTGTGGCAAGCAAAACGACGAACACCTATGAACTTCAGGACGTTGACGGCAGTGATATCAACAGTTCTTCTTTCACCGCCTATTCGTCCGCTGGAACGTCAGCACAGACAGTTCAGTTGACGACCACCTACACCACGGCCAACCTGTTCCAATTAAAATTCGCCCAGAGTGCCGACGTACTCTATATAACGCATCCCGATTATGAACCGCGTAAGATTGGGCGAACCTCCGACACCGCCTGGACGATTACCGATATCACGTTCTCCGATGGGCCGTATCTCCGAACCAATGTCGAAACGACTACTTTGACTCTTTCAGGAACTTCCGGTTCTGTTACCGTGACCGCGTCATCCATCACAGGCATTAACGGTGGTGCCGGGTTTAAGACCACTGACATAGGACGGCTTATTCGCTGGCAAGACCCGGCGACGAATTGGACGTATCTGACTGTTACCGCCTTTACCGACACCACTCATGTGACGGCGGCTATCGACGGGCCTAACGCTTCCGCCGGTACGGCCACGGCGAACTGGCGGTTAGGGGCTTGGTCGGACACCACAGGCTATCCAGCCGCCGTTACGTTTCACCAGAACCGTCTTTGTTTTGCTGGACCGCGTGATGAGCCGCAACGGGTTGATATGAGTCGCACGGGTGATTTTGAGAATTTTGCGCCGACAGAGCCGGATGCCACCGTAGTCGATGACAATGCCGTAACGAATAATCTGTCAGCGGATACCGTCAATGCGATTCGTTGGATTGCCGACGATGAAAAAGGGTTGTTGATTGGCACAGTTGGCGGCGAGTGGTTGCTACGTCCGTCCGACACAGGCGCGGTCACGACCCCTTCTAACGTCCAGAGTAAGAGGTCGTCAGCTTATGGTAGCGGCAATATCCAACCCATTCGGGCGGGTCGCGCCGTGCTGTTCGTTCAACGTGCGCTCCGCAAGTTGCGTGAGTTGGCGTATGTGTTTGAAGACGATGGGTTCAGAGCGCCTGATCTAACCTTGGTTGCAGAGCATATCAGCCGCACAGGAATGATCGAAATGGCTTATCAGGCAGAACCGCAAAGTCTTCTTTGGATACCATTGACGGACGGGACGTTGATTTGCCTGACCTACGAACGCGACCAAAAGGTCGTGGGGTGGTCCCGGCACATTATCGGGGGAAAAAGTGATGCCGGGACCACTCAAGCAAAAGTCGAAAGTGTGGCGGTCATTCCGAACACCAACGGTACGGCTGACGAACTTTATATGATTGTGCAACGGTATATAGACGGTGCGACTCGCCGTTATATTGAATACCTAAAACCACATTGGGAGGAAACCAACGATCAAGAGGATGCGTTCTTTGTGGATAGCGGGTTAAGTTTAGATGTCTCCTTGACCATCACTAATATCACCCAAGCCGATCCAGCCGTTGTGACTTCCTCGTCTCATGGTGTGAGTGATGGAGATGATATCAGGATTAGCGGAGTTTCTGGTATGACTGAAGTTAATAAAGTGTCGTATGTCGCTGGTGAAGTGACGACGAACACTCTTGAACTTTTCAGTAATACCAAAGTCTCAGCAACCATCTCAGGCGCTACTCGGGCGAACCCCGTGGTCATCACCGCCGCTTCACACGGTCTGTCGAACAGTGACCAGATTGGGATTTTCGATGTAACAGGGATGGTTGAATTGAATGGCAACGGGTACACCGTAGCTAACGTAACTACGAACACTTTTGAATTGTCAGGTATCAATGGCACGGGATACACCGCTTACACTTCAGGCGGTGACATTCGTCATGCTATCAGTAGTTCTGCTTTTACAGCCTATGTCTCTGGTGGAGTTGCGCGAGAACGGGCAACTTCGGTTTCCGGGCTTGACCACCTTGAGGGAGAGAGTGTTCTGATATTAGCAGAAGGAGCGACCCATGCCACTAAGACGGTTTCATCAGGCGCAGTTACACTGGATCGCCCATCCTCAAAAGTGCATATTGGTCTAAGCTATACTTCAGACTTTCAAATGCTACGGCTTGATGTAGGAGCGCAAGATGGCACATCACAAGGTAAGTTCGTTCGCTTCCACCGTGTCATTTTCCGTTTTCTTCAGATGCTTGGCGGTTTCATTGGGCCAGATACCGATAATCTTGATGAGATTGTTCTACGGGAAGGTGGTGATCCTATGGACACGCCGGTTCCTCTGTTTACGGGCGACTATGAAATAGAGTGGGATGGGGCGTATGATGGGGACAACCATATATTTTACCGGCAAACCCAACCCCTACCTGTTACGATTGAGGCAGTTATGCCTCAAATGCACACACAGGACAGATAATGTTTGAAGTCATCCCATTCAAAGCGGAACACCTCGCCGCCATTAAGTTACAGAATATGCAAGCGCATCTCAGTAACTGGGTGTCGATGGAGCAAGGGCGCGGGCTTGAACAGTATCCTAGTTATACCGCTTTGGTTGACGGCAAACCTATTGGAGCGGCAGGGGTGCTTCATATGTGGATGGGCCGTGCAATGGCTTGGGCCTTTATTTCAAAGACCTCACCACAAAATTTTTTAAAGGGGCACCGGGCGGTCAAAAAGTTTCTCGACGGGTGCTATACCCAGCGTATTGAGATGACCGTCGATTGTGATTTTCCAGAGGCACACCGTTGGGCCAAGATGCTTGGTTTTGAAATGGAATGTGAACGGATGAGACACTATAGTCCTGATGGTCGGGACTGTGCGTTGTATGTGAGAATACGATGACGGGCGGTGAAGCATTACTCGCGGCCGCAACGGTAGTTAGTGCCGTAGGTCAACTTCAGGCTGGCGCAAGCGCGCAAAGGGCGGCGAACTTCAACGCCCAGGTCGGGTTTAATA